CGACACGGCGGAGGCGGCCGCCACCTCCAGCCGCGACGAGCAGGCGTGCAGCATGTCGGGCCTGCGCCAGGCCGGGACAAGAACCGTGTGCTTCACTTCTCCACCAACTCCAGGGCCAGGGCGCGGAAGGACTTGTTGCGCCTGGGGGAGTGCGCGCGGGCTCTCTGGCCCACGGCCTGTCGGCGCCTCGGGCCGAGCTCCACCGCCCGGCGTACCGCTTGTGCGATCATGTCGGGGCTTGTGTGGGTCTGTATCGCCTGATGATGCATTCCGGTCTTCACGACCCCGAGCAGGTAGCCCCACTCGGGGCGGATGTGCTCGTTCATCGGCGAGGCGTCGGTCGTGATGACCGTCGCACCGACCGACATGGCCTCGGTGATGTAATGGCCCCACCCTTCCGCGATGGAGGGGCAGAGGTGGATCTGGTGCTCGTTGAGCAGCCGGTCCAGCTCCGCGTCGGACGGGGAGTCCACCACGGTCACATAGTCAGGCGCGTGAACCGGGTCCTTGGACACGATGGTCAACGGAGGCAGGTCGGGGTTTTTCCGCCACGCTTCCACCACTTCCCCCGTACCCTTCATCTGTGACTTCCCCCGCAGGTGAAGGCATTTGACCTCCCGTTTCACCTTCGGGTCGAAGCGGTCCCGCCCCAGAAAGCCAGTGAAGTAGACGTCTCGGGCGCCGTGCTGGCGGCAGAACCGGGCTGCGTATTCACTCTTGGCCCAGATCTGGTCGAAGGCGGGCAGGTACTTCACCCACTCCAGGGGGTACCACTCCAGGTTGAGGAGTCCGACATTCTTGTCGGCGTGCTGAGCCAGGGTCCGGCTTACGAGTTCCAGATGAAAAGCGATGTCAGCATGGTCCATTACCGGATCATGCCAGTCGTGAAAGGACACCTCATGGCCCGCCGACAGGAAAAGGTCCGTGAGGAGCTGAACGTCGAGCGACAGCCCCACTCCGTTGTCGCGGCTTATGAGGGCGATCTTCAGGCCCATTCCCCCACCCCCGTCAAGGACCGGCCATGCCGTCATTCATGGCAACCGGCTCCATCGAATACGGCGGCGGCAAGGTCTGCAGGTGCGCCGCGTCCACGTCGCACAGCACATTCCTCACCCACGCGTTCGATGACATCAGCGGGTTGCGCACGTGCAGTATGTAGTGCGCCAGCTCCGGATCGCCCATTACGAGGCTGCCCAGCTCCGGATCGTCCGGGTCCGGCTGGAACGCCCTGACCAGGTCGTTCGCATGCACGGGCGGGCATTCCCGGATGGGCACCTGCACGCGCAGCGCGTGAACCGTACCCATGTCGCCGCGTGCCGTGCGGACCCGGGCGCGCCAGTCCTTGTTGTTTGCCACGCGAGCGCGGCCCCGGTACAGCAGGATCAGTTCGGGGAACTTCTCGCCGCCCTGTCCGTCGGGAATGGTCAGGGCGCCTGTCCCGGCGTCGAATGCGTAGTCATTGCCCTGGGCGGGCCTGCGGAAAATCTCCACAGCCGCGTTCATGTGACCGCGCGGAACCGAGCGCTGGTTCCAGGACCAGCGCGGGTCGAGTGCGGTCCGCGAGTTGAGTGGGGCCATGTGGCCTATTCTGCACGCAAAGGCCTTCGAAGATCCTTCACGGCCTCAAAAACCTTCCGGGCCAAAGCTGGGGCATCTTCGGGTACGGGCCCTTCGGAAGGGATACCGATCTCCACCCGGTCGTAGGAGATGTTCATCATCCCGTCCGCTTCGGACACGAAGACGGGCTTGGGGTAGCTGCGCTGAACTCCCATACCTTCTCTCCTCCCGGGGACCGGTCCGGTGAATCTACTCCAGCGACCCCTGAAAGACGTGCGGTATGAGGGAATTTTTCACCCTGCGGGCGGTTGCATAAACGTCTCGGCTACCACCCGTGAAGGCACCCCTCTTGTTACGCGCGGCCTGACTTCCGGCAGAACTGGTTGATCCGCTCCAGAAGTTCCGGAGGGAAGTGCCCTTCCGCCCCTGGAGGGAGTTCTATCCACCCCGGCGACAGGAGCACCCCTCGCTCCCCGGCCCGCATCCGCGCTGCGGGCATCGAGCCGCCACGCCGGAGCAGGCGCCGGAGCCACCCCCTCACAGCCAGCTCCGGAAGCGACGGCCGCCGTGCCCCGCCATCCACGACTCGGGAAAGCCGTGCAGCGTGTAGGAGAAGCCGTCCTGGGGCAGCGGCTGGAAGTCGACGATGATCATCGCGTCCTCCTCCTCCTCGGCCATGTCGGCGCGGTCCTCCAGCGCCTTGGCGCCCGACAGGAGGGCCGAGGCCAGCTTCGCGCCGTCCGTCTGGAGGTCTTCGGTGCGGATGACCTTCTGGATGAGGCCTTCCGAAACGGCGAGGGCTCGCAGTGCCGAGGCAGCCGCCCGGTACAGCCGGGCGGGGTCATTGCCGCTGGAGATCGCATAGAGGCCGCTGAGGTGGGCGTCCGAGAACAGGTACTGCGCGGTCCCCTCGTCCGAGTAGTCGACCTGTTCGACGTCAGGAATGAGGGCACGGATGCGCCCGATCGGACTGGCGAAGTCCGGGGGGTACACGTCGTTGGATACGGGGGTCCCTGTTGCGGCCATTGCCCATCCCTCCTTGTCGCGCGCTGCGCGTGGCGGGCCGTCCGTGCGCGGGCCCGGCGCGGTCCCAGCCCTGACGGTACTTCGTCGCCGCACTCCCGGGGCCGGGCGATGCGCAGGGCGGTGTGTGGGGCCCCGCGTCAACACTCCAATAACGCGCACCTTATTGGAAGATATGTCCGAATTAATACCGTGTACGGGTATGGCAGTGCTGACCTGCGCCTTCTCTCGTGCCGACACCGGGCGCCTCACTTGATGGAAAAACGGCACTCACAGGTGTGCAAGGTCCCCGGGTGAAGAGGGCAGCTCAGCGGCTCAAGGCTGACCTTTCGGGGTCAACCTGATTTCAGGGTGCGCTCACTGACGTGCAAGGGGGGGTATCCGGTGTCCGACTTGAGAGGGTATGCGGCTTATCGGAATGGCTGCCAACTCTCGGAAAAAACAGAGATGCATCGGGATTGACCTGGACAGCACCCCACCCTAAGAACAAAAACTCCTCATCATCCGTAGTTCTTCATCCACCGGTAGTAGGTGGCTGAGGTCATCAGCGCCAACCCTCTCCGCAGCAACCCTCCGTCGGCGGGTGCGCGTCACCGGCAAGCGAGGAGGAGGAGCCGCTTCGCTTCTCCAGGGCGGGGTAGGACGTCTGTCGGGGTGGGGGTGGCCTGTCCGCCGGGGTGCCGCCCAGAAGGGGCTGGGCGGCGTTGTACGGTGCCCGCAGGCCCCGGTGCGGCTCTGCCCCCGTCCGGGGCCGGTTCAGGCCCGCAGACGGCCGCTCAGGCGGTCTCCCCTCACGACGACGTGAGATGGATGAGCCTCCTTTGGTCAACTCTCGGCCAGGTCTGTGGAGTTGACCACAAAAGGGTGTACGGTTGGCTCCGGAAAGGAGAATGATGATGGATGACGAGCTTCTGACTGTTGCTTGCATGCCCGGTTTGTCCCATGGCTCCTTCCGCCTCTACGCGATCCTGCGCGGGGTGGAGGAGCAGTTGGTCCGCGCGACGCAGGATCAGGTGGTCAAGGGTTCCCGGGGAAATTACTTCCCGGTCACGTTGAGCGGGCTGCGGCGGCTTCATCCCGGCACCGCCAAGAAGGTGGCGGGCTACACGACGCTCATCAAGCAGGTCGCGGAACTTCGGGCGTTCGACCTCCTGGAGACGCGCGCCGCCATGCCGAGGAATGAACCAGACCTTCCGGTTCTCGTGAAGCTGCTCCGCCCGAAGAAGCCGCACGCCTGGATCTCTGCTGACGGAAATTCAGTAAAGGTCGCTGACGTACATCGCCTCGTTGAGTTGCAGTAGTAGGTAACCTTTGGCCAACGCCTCTTTACAAATGGTGAACATCCCGGTACCAACGGATAGTTAGTTCCCTGACGGCGAAACACCCTCCCGCCCGCCGGTCGCGAACCGACCCGGGGGTGGCGCAGAGCCGGGCCGTGTGCGACTCAGTGCGCTGGTGCGGAACGCGGATCTTTGGGGCAGTATCAAGCGGGTTGGGTGATCCGGAGGCAGAGCCGTCAGGGGGAATGGGGTTTTTTGAAGAATCCTGTTCCTTCGCGACATCGAAAGAGGAAGATTTACCTGCTTCCGTGAAGGAGAACCACGCATCTGAGCGCTGGTTCTCTCAAAGGGGACCGGAGAGGGAACATGGCGTGGAGGGTGACTGACCCCTGGGGACTCCCGGGTCACATGGGTACGTTCCGCTGGGAACTGGACGCAGGTCCGCCAACCCGCGAGGGCTCCCGGTGAACAGACCTGGGATCCCGGACGTACGTCTGACCAAGGCGATGATTCTCGTTCTGGAGACTCTGCTCGCCATGCCCGACAGGGATCGCGTCTGGGGTCTTGCGATCTGCCGCAGTGCTGACCTCGAACCCAGCACCGTTTACCCGATCCTTGCCCGGCTGCGTGAGCGCTCCTGGGTGTCGGTCGAGGAGGAGACGGATGGAGATCTGGGGCGCCCGGCCCGTCGGCTCTACCGCCTGACCCCCGATGGCCGGAGAAAGGCCATGGGGGCACTGCTGGAGCGTCGGACCCGGCTGAACCGGGACGGGATCTCGTGATCATGAAGGGAAGGAAGAGCGTGAGAGGGATTCGTGACTCCGGATGGATGTTCGGAGAGGGTCGATGACAACGGAAGCCGCATCGGCCGGTCTGGGTGGCCTGCTGGGCGATCTGCTGACTCGCGTCCGCCCTGAGACCTCCGCCGGGTACTCGCCTGACGAGCTCGACGCGATCGCGGACGAACTACTGAGCGACGCCGTGGCCCGGCAGTGGACTGCGGAACAGATGGCCCAGACGAAAGTCAGGACCCTCGACTTCCGCAACGGCGTCGACATGGAGCTGGAGCCAGCCCAAGACCTTGCCGCCTCTCTGGTGGCGGCGGCCCGGACGCTGCTCGGTGGCGCCGACAATTACGTGGAAGCCACGTACGCCTCGACGGAGTATTCGGCGTACAGCATGACGGTCTCCATCCCTGAGCTTCCGGAGCGCTACACGCTGACCATCCAGCGCGTGGCCCCGGGCAAGTGCACCCCCCATGAAGCCAGGGTCCGGGCGGAAGAGGCGATTGCCGCCGTCTGGGGCCTGATCAGCGACGGCGCCGCCTGCGATGCGGGCGCCCTCGGCCGCATGCTGGAAAGGCACGGCTTCCCAGCGCCGCCGGGCGATGAAGGGGAGGGGTGAGGACTCTGCCGAAAGATGCCACCTGTCGGGCAAGCAAGCTGCGACGTGGCTGGAGATCTCCAAGCGGCGATCTCTGACCTGCCCGGCGCAACCCCTCACAGCAATCCCCATGTGAAGGACGACCACACCTGTCTGGAGTGGATACAGGTGAGTAGTGGCAACGAGGTAGCGCTGACGGCTCAGGTGGACCAGCTTCGCACTGCACTGCGTGAAGTGCTCCGCCTGATGGATTCCCGGGGCATCGGGGTGCTGTGCGAGAAGTGCGGTGCCCCCGTGAACCGAAGCTGCTTCGACGACGGGCCGATGGCAGAACCCCACGGTGTCCGCGTCGAGCGCAGCAAGGATGAGGCCCGCCGGATACTTCTTGTCTCGCTCGGCCGAAAGGGGGCCGACGGACGTTCGAAACCAGGGTGACCCCCAGGTTTCAGGCAGCGCAGCGGAACGCCGCAGGGTACACAACCCTGCGGCGTTCTTCATTTTCCTGAAAACATGTAAGGCGTGGGGCAGAATTAAGGGTGACAGTGGTTCGGAAAAGGAGAAGAAGGTCATGGAAAAGATGCCACCGGAAGAAAAGGCCATCGAGCTGATGACTTCGGCGCAGCGCCTGCACGGAGGGCGCGCCGAGGCCCTGAGCCTGCTCGCCGAGCTCCGCCGCAAGTGGGGCAGAGAGATCGCGAACATCCAGCGCAACGCGCACGACGACGCGCGGCCGTACTTCCACGCCGGGCAGCCGTGTCGGCCCGAATACAACTGCCACGTCGGCAAGGTGATCGACCTCGCCGAGGGTGAACCCCTGGAGGTGTCGAAGTGAACAGCCCCCGGTTCACGTACACCGATGAGTTGCACTCCGCTCTGGAAAACCTCGCCGAGCGGAGGGCCGCCCTGCTCGATGCCGAACTGGATCCGCAGCGGATCACCGATCTCATCGACGCGGTGCGCACCGTGGATGCCGAACTGATCGCAGCCCGGCACGTGCACCGCAACAGTGAGTTCTACCCGTACTACCCCGAGAGCTACTGGGCGGAGGAGGCCGCACTGGAGGACACGGAGAGCCTGCTGCGCGGCCCCCTTCCGGTCAAGCGGCGAATGCGGCGCGAGGTCACCAGCGAGCTGGCCGCCTGACCTGGTCGCGAGGTGGAGCCAGGTATGTATTTCGCATGCCTGGCTCTTTGCTTTTTTATCTCTCCCCGGTTCCGTTTTTGAGCACGCTCCTGAGACACTTGCCGGGCGGGTCCGCTCTTGGTCCCGCATGACGAGTCGGCCCGGAGGGGGGACCGTGACCCTGTACCGCAGGAATGCGCGGATCTCGATGGGGTGCGCTGCGGTCTTCGCGGGTGCGGCGCTCTGCCTGGCGAACTCCCCGTACTGGCCCGGAACGCTGTTGAACTCCTACCTAGCTTTCGGGGCGGTCTGGTACGGGCAGGACCAGCGCAGGCGGCACCACCGCCGAATGATCGAAGAGGAGTGGTGGCGGCGCACCAGGCTGGGCGTCAGGCAGCCTCCGCTGGATCCCTGCTGCATGCCGTTCGACGAAACCAGCCTCCATCACGACGAGGGCCGGTGCACCCGCGACAGGATTCCCGGGCTGTGGATCGAGCAGGCGCTGGTCGAAGACCTGTGGAACCAGCTCATCGCCGACCTCGCAGACCTGAACCAAGAGGAAGAGGCTTGATGTCCGACATCGACACCCCGAACATCGTGGCCGGACTGGAGGCGGAAGTCCGCAGGCTTCGCGCGGGAGAGCAGGGCAACTGGCGGGAGGGGACACTCCCCACGGCAGGGCAGTACTTCAAGAGGCTGCACGACCTGGACAAGGAGCAGCGGCTGAACAATCTGGACGTCCTGATCAACGCAGCCGAGGCGGGGCGTCAGTGCGCCATGGGCCTCCATGTGGAGAACTTGAGTGAACTGCGGCAGCGGATGATGGAAGCCTGGACGGCTCTGAGCAGGATCGGGAAGCTGTGCCAGGACGCGGACTCCCTAGTGCGGGCCAGCGACATCACCGCCCTGCTGCCAGAGGGGCTGCGCCGGGGCTGAAAAGACCCCGGAAACCCGCAAGCCCCCGCCGAAGCGGGGGCTCATTCGGAAAGGAGAAGGACGTGATCGGACGGGAAACTTGCATCTCCGCGAACCAGAAGGTCCCTCGCCGGGCGGGGGAGGGTGAGTCCGCCGCCTCACTCACGAAGGTACAGCATGCCGTTCTTGTTTGCCAACAAGCAGGCGGCCTGTAGTTGATCTGGCAGCATGAGTGCAGGACCGGTCACCCGGTCGCGCCGCATCGGAAGTCGGCTTCCCGTTCCTGCGCTCCGGCCAGAAGCGCAGCAAGGCCCCCCGCTCGAAAGTGGGGGGCCTTGCCGTTGCCCGGCAGGGACGGTTGCCGGGCAGGGGCGGTCAGGATCTATCCCGGGTCACCCGCCGCCCGGCCTGTGTCCGTCAGGACTTCGCGGAACCCTTGCTGCCGCCGCTCCCGGACTGCTTCGAGTCCGAGGCGGGGGCGGAGGGTGACGAGGAGGACGGACCCGCCACCGACGGACCGCTGGTGACGGAGGCCATCCGCAGGCCGCTGTCCACGCCGGTACCCAGCGACACCGCGACCGCCGACGCGTCGATACCGGCGGCACCGATGATCGAGCGGACGCGGTACTGGATGTCGTCGTGCGAGAACGAACCCTCGAAGGCGGAGATGTCGCCGCCGCCGAGCGCGCGGCCCGTGTCGCCCATGACGCGAACCTCGGGGGTCTCGTGACCGCGCAGGAACGCGGTCACGATCGCCGGACCACGGTCGGTCTGGCCACCGGCCGGAACCAGGTACCAGGTCGTCGCGGCATTCGCCGAGGAGTCGATGAGCGGCAGCCAGGGGCTCTCCACCACGGTGAAGCGGCCCGCGACCGGCGAGGAGACGTTCTGACGCATCTCCGTGCCGTCGGGGAGCTGACGCACCTTGAGGTACGTGGTGCCCTGCGCGATCTCCTGCGCGGTGAGCGCCAGGGACGGCGGCACGAGGAGGACGAAGTTCTGCACGCGGACCTGCCGACCGGCGACCTGGCGCATGCCGATCTGGTTGATCGCGTGCTCCAGGGCGTCCAGCGTCAGCGCCGGGTTGCCCTCGACGTAGTTGCCGAGCGGGGCGTTGGACCCGAAGTCCTCCGTGGTGTTGAAGAAGTCCGGGTTCGGGCCGCTCGCCGTGGCGAGAACGCCTGTGGTCAGGACGTCCTCGGTGTCACGGGCCCAGCGTGCCATCTCGGTGGGGAGCTGCGAGAGAACGCGCAGCTCGTCGTTCATGAACGCTTCCCACGAGAAGGGGAACCTGGCGCCGTACTTGTTGACGAAGTAGTCGCTGCCCTCCGTCGTCAGGTTGAACGTCGGGTACTCGGTCAGCTCCGGAATGCGGGGCAGGGCCCGGACGTGACGCTCGGCACCGCCGTTGTAGTCGGTCATGTTCTGACCAGCCACCGTGTCCCAGCGGACCATGCGCGCGGGCCGGAAGTCCGGCACCGTGGTGCGCACGGAGAACGTCGGCCACTGCTGCGGCAGCTCGGCGTACTGGCCGAGCATCGACGCCTGCGAGATCGACTGGAACAGCAGCGGGAAGTCGCCGCTGGAAACGGCCTCGCGCAGGCGGCCCATCGCGACGGGCGAGCCGATCTCGGCTTCGCGCTTGAGGCGCAGGAACTCGACGGCGCGGCTCATCTTCAGCAGGCGCGCGTCCGCGTTCTCGCGGATGACGGAACGACGCTGCTTGTGGGCCTCGGCGATCCGCTCGAACTCCGGGTTGGAGGTCGCCTTGATCCCGTCGAGGAGGTTCAGGGTGTTCATGACTCGGAAGCCTCCTTTCAGGATCCGGTGGCGGCCTTGTCGGCGACCGCGTTGGTGTCGCCCGGAACGGGCTGCACGATGTTGACGATGGGCGTGCCGTCGGACGTCTGGCCGATGATCACGCCGAACGGGGTGGCGTTCGGGGTTGTGGTCAGCGTCGCCCGGGTGGAACCGGTGGCGGCGGTGATGAAGACCGGGGTGCCGGAACCCATGGTTTCGGCGTCCCAGCCCGAGACCGGGAAGGCGAAGGCGCCGACGAGGGCGACGGACGCCCATCCCGGCTGGAGCGAGCTCGCCGGGTTGCGGTCCTGGGTGACCGTGGTGCCGCCGATCGAGTAGGTGACCGGCTTGCCGCCGACCCCCTGGGCGAATCCGACGATCGAACCGATCTTGACCGGGTCACCGGGCAGGGTCGGGTCGTCGTTCTTGGCCGGGTCGCTGCCCCGCAGGGGGAGCGGCAGGGAAATCCACTGCCCGTACTTGAAGACCTCGTTGGTCGCCATCAGTACGCACCCCCCGTCAGCAGGTCGCGAATCTCGGCGAGGTCGCTGTCGCTCGACGACGACGAGAAGGTGGAGGCCGACTCGGTCAGGCCCAGCTTGGAGGGCTCGCGGTGCTCCAGGGCGCCGCGCTCCGACTCACGCATGACCTTCTTCAGGTACTCGCGCTCGTGGTTGATCGACTCGTGCAGATCCTGGTCCGGGCGGTAGGTCTGCGCCAGGCGGATCATCGAGGGGACCGGCAGCTTGGCTTCGAGCAGTTCGGCGATGACCTGGCCGACGTTCTTGGCCTCGGTCATCTTGTGATCGGCGTGCTCGGCGCGCTCCTTCAGGAACGCGATCGCCTCGGCGAGCTTGGCGTTCTCACGGGCCTGCTTCTCGGACTCGCGCTGCGCTTCCTTGAGCTGGGCGGCCATCCGGGTCACGTCGACCGAGAGCTGGTCGAGGCGGTCGGACACCGACTCCTTGAGGGCGCCGACCTCGTTGATGAGGGCGCCGCTTCCGATGGTGGACGGGATCGCAGTCTGGGCCACCGAAGTGGCGGCCGGGGCTGCGGTCTGCTCGGCCGGAGGGGACTCCGGCGCGGCCGACTCAGTCATGGTGACGAGCCTTCCTCCCGCTCCAGCGCGGGTGACGAGGTCAACGGAAAGGCCCTCGGTGATCTGGCGAACTATTCGTTCGCCCGAGGGTGTTTCTTCGATCTGGCCAGCTGCTCGGATCGACAGGCCGATGACCTTTTTGAGTTCCTGTACGAGTGATTTGGCGTTCTCGGTGAACTGCACCCGGGCGAACAGACCTCGTCCGTCCGGGCCTTCCTCGAAAGCCGCGTCGTCGAGCAGGTATCCCGCGATGTCCCGGACGCTGCGTTCCGGACGTTCTTCCTCTTCCGTCCCTGTCGGGTGGTCGAAGTAGACGTGGGTTCCGGCGGGGAAGGCGGTGGAGCCATCGCGTTTCAGGACTTCGGCGGGGTAGTAGCCGCTACTGCCCTGGACGTCGGCAGCGATGAGGAGGGAACGCCAGATCCCCTTACCGGCGGTCTGAGTGTCCGCCGAGGAGAGGAGTGCGGATTCCCGCAGCGTTTCCTGATTCATACGCCCCCTCGCTGATCAACGACGAGGCACACACTAATAGCACTAGTGGCTAAAAGTCCCAACGGGGCGGGAAGAAGTTTATTCATCCCTCAGTTCATGGTCCGCGTAGGACATGGGATCGGGTTGCTTCGGGGCCTGAGTTGAGCGAGAGTTTCCTGCCTTCAGAGGCCCAGGGGCGCCCGGCCCTCCAGTTCCATCCGCGCTCGTTTCCCCTGAATTAGGCGAGGATTTTCCAGGGTTTGCGGAAGGGGGCGGCTTCGGGGTTCCCTGCGATGTGCCACCAGCCACAAGCGGAAGGTCTGTGAGCCTCGGGGCCCGGCGGTCGAAGTCCTCCCACTTGTCGTGCCACGCGTCCAGCACCATAGCGCGTGCTTCGTCGGCGGACACCAGTCCCAGGCGAATTGCCATGTCGAGAGCCTGCATGCGGCGGTGGATCGGCTCTTCGGAAATCTCGGGCCACCGCAAACGCACCTTCAGGCCAAGCACCTTGAAGATCTGGCGGAACATTTCGTCCATCACTTTCTGGCGGGCCTGCATCACCAGAATCGTGGAAGTGTCGAGAGACGTCGCTCCCGCATTGTTTGCGATCGACGGGTCTTCGAGGAGGGCGGGCAGCGGTACATCCAGCGCTGCGGCGATCATCGAAGCAAGCGGCCGACCGGCTTCGAAATCGACCTTCGCGTTGCCGCCCACCGCCGACAGATCCTGACCCGCTCCCAGCGCCACCGAGGCGCCCACGTTGAGCGGAGCCCCCGTGGACGGGTCCGACCGGGGGGTCTGCGCGATGGCGGACGCAGCACGCCGCGCCGACCGCGACTTGTCCGAGGTGACCTTCCAGGCGAAGCGCGCGTACGCCTTGGTCAAGGTCGCGCAGTTCTCCAGGTACTCCTTGTATGCCTTCGTCCACCAGACGGCGGGCAGCACGTCGGGGATGCCCCAGCGCCAGCCGGTCAGCCGGTTGAAAGGCACGTGCACGAGCACCTTGGTGTTGTCGACCGGATCTCCCGCGATGGTGGCGGCCGACCGGCTGCGACCCATGGCCCGCAGGCCCGCAGGCGTCGGATACCAGCAGTCCCGGAAGGAGAACTTCGCAGCTCCTGCGGAATCCCCTTCGCGGTCGGCCCGGATCCAGCTCCGACCCCGGGCGGCGGCCTTCGGAGCCGAGATGGGATTGAGGTCGACACTGTTGTCGAAGTCGAGCTCCAGGTCCCAGTCGTTCCAGGTCCGGCGGATATACATCAGCCGCTCCCTGTTCCCCCGCTGAGAGACGCCCTCGGTTATCTCCTCGAAGGGGATTCGCTGCACTTCCTTTGTGCGGCGGTCCACCAGGAAGAACAGATTCCCGTCGGTGCCGGAACTCCTCTCCAGTTCGAGCTGGGCGAGGGTCCCGGTCAGAACCTCCTCGATCCCCTCGGGGAGTTCCGGCTCCAGATTCACCGTCCTCGGGCGCCCCGGACCCTGAATGAACTCCTTCGGCACCACGGACACGCCGGACCCCCAGATGTATCCGGTGCGCACTCGGAGTCCTCGCCCGACGAGGGGATTGACGGTGGCAACCGCCCTGCACAGATCGCTCGCGTTATGCAGGGCATCCAGCGTGAACGAGTTCGCGCTCTCCGCCATGCCCATCAGGGGACGCCAGCCGATGTCCTCAATGGCGAGCTGCGCCCGGCCGAACTCCCCGGCCTCACGCATTTCTTCACTCACAAGTCCCGTAAGTTCCTCGTTGCGGGCTTCGAGGTTTGCCACGAGAGTGTGGATTTCCGTGAGGGACATCTCCACGACGGGCTTCTGGTTCTGCATGCGATCACCTTAACGGCCTATTTGGCGTCGTGGAGAGGTGTTGCCCCGGGGTTGCTGCCGAGTTTGTTGCGCCTTTTCC